GCTAACGAACCATCAACTGCTGCTGACCTGAACGAAACTTCCTTGGAAGACGCTCTGATCAGCATCGCTGGGTTCACCGACGAGCGTGGCCTCATCATCGCCCTGCGCGGTATGAAGCTTATCGTTCCTCGCCAGCTTCAGTTCGTTGCCGAGCGTCTGTTGGTTTCCAACCTCCGTGTTGGTACAGCTGACAACGATGTCAACGCTATCAAGTCCTCTGGCATGCTGCCAGAAGGTTATGTAGTCAACGACTACTTGACCGACACTGATGCGTTCTTCATCAAAACCGACGCTCCAAACGGCTTCAAGCACTTTGAGCGTATGCCAATGGCTACCAGCATGGATCCAGACTTCGACACTGGCAACATGCGGTTTAAGGCTCGTGAGCGGTACAGCTTCGGCTTCTCCGACCCACGCGCCGTGTTCGGTTCACCGGGCGCAGCCTAAGTAACCAACACCCTTAGTTTTGTCTTTGGGTTAAGAGGGCGGCTATCGTTTGATAGCCGCCTTTCTTTGTGCTATACTCGGCTATCCCTGACAGCCCCATGGTGGGGCTGACACTAGCCACGACAGGAGATAGACATGGCTAACACTACTTTCAACGGTCCCGTCCGTTCCGAAAACGGATTCAAAGAAATCACAAAAAACGCAACAACTGGTGTAGTAACTGAAAACATTTCAATTACTCATGACGGCACAAACAGTGTTGTGATCATCTCTGACTTACCTACAGCTGACCCTGAAGTTGTTGGTCAGCTCTGGAGCAACTCGGGCGTCGTAACCGTATCCGCTGGTTAATAGGAGGCTACTATGGCTGGTCCAGTAAAAGCCTACAATGCCTCGGGCGTCGGAGCCGTAGGCCCCGCACGTTCACGGATTAAGCAGATTGGTGTTTATTGCACAGCTGCGGGGGCATTCACCATTACCAATGGTAGCGGTGGTGCAACACTCTTGCAGCAGAAGTTTCCGGCTGGGCATACATTGCTCAACATTCCCGGAGACGGTGTGATTGCTGATGCTGGCGTTTATGTAAGCGCCATCTCAGGCACTGCTTCTGAACTGACAATCTTTTTGGCATAAAACAATGACTGCTCACGAGATACGATCTATATCTCAAGTCGGCACAAGCGAACCGTTTGAGCTACAGGTTGCTCGTGGGCAGATTCCCGGACATACAACACTCCATAAGTTTGGCGCAGTGCCTTCTATGTCGATCAATACAACTGGCACTGTGTGGGACATAAACGACACACTATATCCTTGGTCAGCTTTTGCTTCTGCTGGAACACTTACAGTAGATCGTGCTAATGCTGGGGATGCAGGCAAAATTATTACGATTATTGGTTTGGACGCCAACTACAACGACATCTCAGAAAATGTAACGCTGACTGCCGCTACAGGTAATGCGACAACGCAGTCGTTTATTCGCATATACAGAAGCTATATGTACAATGGCTCTGCCACCAATATCGGAAACATTGATATTAAAAAGGGCGTTACAACAGTAGCTCGTATTACCGCAGGCAAGGGTCAAACCTTGATGGGTGTATATACTGTACCTGCTGGGTACACCGCTTATATTTCTCAGGGCGTGATGAGCGTTCAGGCGGGAGCAGATGCCACTGGAGACTTTTTTGTTCGTTATGGCGAAGAAGCGGCATTCCGCATAGCCCACACCTTTGAAGTAGCCTCCGCCGAATACTTCTATGCATTTCATGTTCCTTTTGCTCTTCCTGAAAAATCAGACATAGATATTCGTGTTTCTGTTCGCAGTAACAATGCGCGATGCACCGCAGCATTTGATGCTATCATAATCAAAAATGATTCGAGGTTGTAATGGCACCAAAAAAGAAAAAATCTGTCAGCTTATCTGTCAAACGCGGCGAAAAACTTCCTGCATCTAAAGGTGCTGGATTGACCGCGAAGGGTCGTGCGAAGTATAATAGAGCGACAGGTTCTAATCTGAAAGCGCCGCAACCAGTGGCAGCAAACGCAGGACATCTTACTGCGCCCGTTCAAAGGGACAAATGAAGATGCACAACATCAATTGTAGTAAAACCCCTAAAAAGCGCATTTGTGCAGCGCGGCGGAGATGGAAATGCTAGATTATCGAACCATTATAGCTACTGTGTTAGTTGGTTTCATAGGCTGGGTGGCTATGTCTGTGGTTGAACTCAAGACGGATACTGCTGTTATTGCAGTAAAAGTTGACGAGAACCATAAAATGCTCTCCGTATTATGGGAAGATTTTTTAAGGGACAGAAACAATGGCGATCTCGCGTGGTTCTATGACAGAGCAGGTATCAAACCCACCGTCCAAACGGAGCAGTAAAGTGGCTAAAGATGCGTGTTATCGAAAAGTTAAAGCAAGATATAAAGTCTTCCCGTCGGCGTACGCAAGCGGGGCCATCGCCAAGTGCCGTAAAGTCGGAGCGGACAACTGGGGTGAAGCCAAGCAAAAGCCCAAAAGAGCCTTCCGGGGTAAAGCAATCAGAGGAGAAGCAGTAGCTCGTGGCTGTGGTCAGGTGATGAATGGTCGCCGTAAGCGCACCAAGGGCCAAGTGAGTCAGTTTTAATGGCAGTCAGAAAGACGAAAAAAGGTGCGGCACTCAAGAGGTGGTTCAAGGAAGAATGGAAGGACGTCCGGACGGGTAAGGCGTGTGGGCGTGGCAAAGGTGAAAAACGGGGTACTCCATATTGTCGCCCCACCAAACGCATTAGTAAGAAAACTCCTAAGACCGCAGGAGAAATGACAAGCGCGGAAAAACGTAGTAGAATAGCGCAGAAGAAATCTCTTGGTCAGCCAGCTGGAAAGCCAAGGCGGGTCAAAGCATTACGGAGAAAGAAGTAAATGGCTACTTCAGGTTCACGAGATTTTAATCTCGATGTGGCAGAAATAATTGAGGAAGCATATGAGCGGTGTGGGCTGGAGGTTCGCACTGGTTATGATGCTCGTACGGCGCGTCGTTCGCTGAATCTAATGTTTGCGGACTGGGCTAACCGTGGCTTGAACCTTTGGACCGTAAAGCAAGGCTCACAAGCTTTAACTGCTGGCACAGCCACCTATACCTTTGATGCCACTTACACGGACTTACTTGAGGTTGTGGTTCGCCGCAGCGGCACGGACTATGAATTAGACCGTATGTCTCGCAGCGAGTACCTGAATCTGCCAAACAAGACCACACAGGGCAGACCAAGCCAATACTACTACAACCGTCAAGTTACCCCTCAAATCACGCTGTGGGCCACACCAGACAGCTCTAGCGACACTCTGGTATATTACTACGTCCAGCGCATAGAAGACGCTGACGCGCTTGTAAACACGACTGACGCCCCTTTCCGTTTTTTACCCTGCATGGTGGCAGGTCTGGCATACTACCTTTCGATGAAAAAAGCGCCAGAGCGGGTGCAGTTATTGAAAGCTGTGTACGAGGAAGAGTTCCAACGTGCGGCAGACGAGGACGAAGATCGGGTGCCTTTGAAGCTACAGCCGAGCATTTCGTATCTGAGGGTTAACTAATGGCACGGTATGCTTCAGGATCAAATGCTTGGGGCTACTCTGACAGATCTGGTTTTCGTTACCGTCTGGCAGAGATGATGACTGAGTGGAGTGGCGCAAAGGTTGGGCCGGATGAGTATGAGGCAAAGCATCCGCAACTTGAGCCTATTAAAGTTGGCCCAGACCCGCAGGCTCTGCGTGATCCAAGACCGGATCAACGTACGGAAACGGCGGTTGAGATATTATTGATGCCAAATCCGTTTGTTAGCGGTAGCTCTGGTTCTGCTGTCATAACTGTGTTAGAACCATCACATGGACGCACAACGGGTGATACGGTAAGATTTAGGAAGGCGCAGGGCTTTGATGGATTCAGTAGCACGGTTTTGGAAAAGGCGGATGGGTATACGATTACTGTGGTTGATTCTGGGAGCTATACGTTTACGGCATCGTCAGGAACAGCAACAACGGGTAGTCAACGCGGGGGCGGTGAAAATGCGACTGTCGGCCCAGTCACGCTGGAGGCTTAAATGAGTTATACATATGCACAGCTAAAAACAGCGATACAGGATTTTGCGGAGAACACCGAGACTTCTTTCGTTACGCACTTGCCTGACTTTATTCGTGCAGCAGAGGATCGTATCTTCAAGCTGGTTGACCTTGAGGTGTTTCGTAAGAACGCAACATCTGCTTTGACAACCTCGGATCCTTACTTATCAGTGCCAACTGACTACTTATCTTCATTCTCCCTGTCTATTACGCGGGACAGCGCGAAAGAGTTTCTGTTACAGAAGGACGTGAACTATTTGCAGGAATACAATCCAAATCCTGCAACTACGGGTGTACCAAAGTATTATGCCTTCTTTGACATTGACAACTTTATTGTGGCTCCGACACCTGACAGCAATTACGCAGTAGAACTTCATTATTACTATCGCCCAGCCTCACTGACGGCTGGCGCGGATAGTGGAACAACATGGCTCAGTGAAAACGCACCTAACGCTTTACTTTACGGATCGCTCGTAGAAGCGTATATTTACATGAAAGGTGAGCAAGACGTGCTCGGCATGTATGAGAAGCAG